GTCCTTTGCCATAAACTCCACCATAACGGTGCAAGGGGTTGAAGGCGTTGGAGCGGTAGGGAACACCGCCTCCGTGGTCTCTCCGACTTTGACGGGAGTAATTGGCACAGGATCTGTTGGCACTGTCACGTTTAAGGTAGATAATACTGTCGTCCCAACAGGCGTTCAAGGAACGGGGTTTGTTGGTACGGTGCTTATTCGTGGGTGGAATGTTGTGGATGATTTTCAGGATGCAACGTGGACTGTGGTCAGCAATGCACAGGCATCTACATGGACCGTGGTTGACGATGCACAATCCACCTCTTGGATTGAAGTAGACGTAGCAGCTTAAGGAAAAAACATGGCTAGTACATGGTCAAATCTTAAATTTGAGTTAATTGGCACAGGTGATCAGTCAGGCACTTGGGGCGCAACGACCAATGACAACATTGGCTTGGCCATCGAGCAAGCCATCGGTGGAAAAGCCGATGTCACGATGTCGAGTACCTCGGAAACCTTGTCACTAACTGATACCACGGCTTTACAGAACGCCAGGGCGCTGTACTTAAATTTGACAGGAACACCTGGAGGCGCTGCGACGTTAAACGTCCCTGCGGTCCAGAAAGCTTATATTGTCTACAACAACACGACAGGTGGCTTTGCGGTAACAGTCAAAGTTTCCGGTCAGACCGGGGTTTCTGTGCCTAACGGCAAGACCATGGTGTTATATGACAATGGCACGGACGTCGTTGACGCGATCACGCATTTATCGTCCTTGACCCTTGGCTCGGCGCTTCCGATTGCGTCAGGTGGAACCGGCACAACTTCAACGACCTTTGTCAATCTAGCAACAAATGTTACGGGCACGCTTCCCGTTGGCAACGGCGGCACAGGCGCAACCACACTCACTGCAAACAACGTCATTTTAGGTAACGGCACTTCAGCCGTTCAGTTTGTAGCGCCGGGGTCTACCGGGAATGTGCTTACTTCAAACGGTACGACTTGGACTAGTTCGGCAGGGGCAGCGGGAGATGTTACTGCGGCAGGAAATAACGCATTCACCGGTGCAAATACTTTCTACAATGCCACGGGGCAGACTTTTGCGCCAGCTTCAACAAACGATGGGATTATTGTTTTAGGTCGTGCGGGAGGTTCTTCTTCGTATCGTGTGACATTAGCCCCAACAACTTTATCGACAAGCAGAACTTTAACACTTCCTGATGCTACGGATACCGTGGCTGTTCTTGGCACGGCTCAAACCTTTACCGCTCTCCAAACCTTCAGCGGTTCAACCAGCGTTGCAGCATCAAAACTCACAAACGCCAAGGAAGTTGCAACGGTTTCAGCCACTGCTGCCACAGGAACAATCAACTACGACGTAACGACACAATCCGTTCTCTACTACACTAGCAACGCATCAGCCAACTGGACAGTTAATTTCCGTGGATCAAGCGGTACGAGTCTCAACACCTTAATGAGCACAGGCGAGTCGATGACGGTTGCTTTCCTTGTGACCCAAGGCTCAACGGCTTACTACAACAGCGCAGTGCAAGTAGACGGTTCGTCGGTTACCCCTAAGTATCAAGGCGGCACGGCGTGGTCAGCGGGTAATGCAAGCTCCATTGATGCTTATGTATATACGATTGTGAAAACGGGATCTGCGACGTTTACGGTGTTTGCATCACAAACGAGGTTTGCATAATGCCGTTAATTGAAACCAAAGGCGCTGGTTCAGCTCAGGGGTTTGGTGAATTCTCCGGCCCATCTGGCCCTGTGAATTACATCGAAGACGTTTTCTCTACCTACCTGTTCACAGGCAACGGCTCTACGCAGACCATCACCAACGGGATTGATTTGTCGGGTAAGGGTGGGTTGGTTTGGACAAAAAACAGAGGCCGTGGAACATCTGCTAATTTGATAGATACGGTCCGAGGGGTAACCAAGAAGCTTGTGCCAAGTTCAACAGCGGCAGAAGCTACTGTTTCGTACATGACCTCGTTTAATTCAACGGGATATACGATCAATGGCAACAATGACGAAATGAATCTTTCGTCGGATACCTACGTCTCATGGACCTTCCGCAAGCAGCCGAAGTTCTTTGATGTGGTGACGTATACGGGGAATGGTGTTGCTGGTCGGCAGATTCCTCATAGCCTTGGCTCCACACCCGGTTGTTTCATTATTAAGCGTACTGACACTACTGGAGGTTGGGTTGTTTTGCACAGAGGGACAACCAATCCGCTGCAAAATTTTTTATATTTAGATACAACGCAGGCGGCAGACACAGGAACGATTGGCACTGGCGCAAACAGCACAACTTTCACAGTAACCGCAGGTTCTGCAATGAATGCTAATGGAGGCACCTATGTCGCCTACCTATTCGCCCACAACGCTGGTGGCTTTGGCCTAAGTGGGTCAGACAATGTGATTTCGTGTGGGAGTTACACAGGAACAGGTAGCACACAACAAATTACATTGGGCTACGAGCCTCAGTGGGTAATGATTAAGCGCACTGACGCAGTGAACAGCTGGATCATGGTTGACAATATGCGCGGCTTCTTTCAGACCGCTGATAACGCACTTTGCGCTAACAACGCAAATGCTGAAGCCGCAACAGTTTCCATGTCTGGTGCAATGCAACCAACAGCAACAGGCTTTAGTCTGTTTAATGCAAACAGTACAGTAAACGCCTCTGGTGGAACTTACATCTACATTGCCATACGCCGTGGCCCGATGGAAGTGCCGACGAGTGGGACGAGTGTGTTTAGTCCTGTTTATCAAACTTTCAGCGGGTCTACAGTCACCAATACCGGTTTTGTCGTTGATATGGTTATCAATAAAAATGGTGTAGCAACGACGAGCAATAACTTTGTACTCGACCGCTTGCGTGGCTCAGATAATGGTGTAAACCAACAGACCCTACCATCTACTTCATCTACGGCGGCAGAAGTCGCAAGCTCAGGCCGTGTCGCATTTACCGGCTCCGTGACAATCCAAAACGGCTTTCTTCAACAAGACACCACAGCAAACAACATTGTCTGGGCATTTAGACGTGCTCCAGGCTTCTTTGATGAGGTGTGCTATACGGGGACGGGGGCTTCTCAAACTGTTTCGCATAATTTGCAACAACGAGCGGATTTAATTATCTGTAAAGCACGTTCCACTACATCCGACTGGGGTTTGGCTGTTCTTGACGGTGCAAGCACGGTTCGTTTGGGGATGGCATTAAATTCTACGGCTACTGGGGCTGGTGGTTATGGCATAACTCGGCTTGGCACATCGACCACGTTTGACCCAAGTAACATTTCTGACACGGCTACAAACCCTATGAATTCTTCTGGGGTTACTTACGTCGCCTACCTCTTCGCCACCTGCGCTGGCGTTTCCAAAGTCGGTAGCTACACAGGCACAGGCACAACGCTTCAGGTCAACTGTGGCTTTACGGGTGGTAGCCGGTTTGTCCTCATCAAGCGCACGGATAGCACAGGTGATTGGTACGTCTGGGACTCTGCTCGTGGCATCGTGGCAGGTAACGATCCATACCTTCTCTTGAACAGCACGGCTGCTGAAGTCACCAACACCGACTACGTTGACACTTACTCAGCAGGGTTTGAGATCAGCAGTACAGCACCAGCAGCGATCAATGCTAACGGTGGAACGTTCATCTTCTTGGCAATAGCGTAGAGGAAATTATGGAAATCAGACTTAGGGTTACAGGCCAAGTGATGCTGGAAGACGAACTCCGGCGCTGGGCTAAAGACAACAACGGTCCATCATGGGACAGAACCACTGACGATGTGCTTGAAGCACTGGGTGCTGATGTTGTATTTGAAGGTCCACAAGCTCAACCGACGCGCTACCAAGTTGCTTTTCGTGACGGCGTCGAACAGGTCGATGGCAAGTGGTATACCAAATACAGCGTAGCCGATCTTGATTCCGAAGGTATTGCTGCAAAAGACGCAACCCAAGCCGAATCTGTCCGCAGCCAGCGTACTCAGGCGCTTAAAGACTCTGATTGGACACAGCTTGACGATACGCCTTTTGACAATGCTAAGAAGATGGCATGGGCTAATTACCGACAAGCTCTCCGAGACATTCCTGACCAAGCGGGATTCCCTTGGGATATTCAATGGCCCACACAACCGGAGTGACTATGAAAAAGCTCTTGCTCCTTGCACCTTTGCTTTTAGCAAGCTGCGCGACAAACTACGAAGGCTATGTTGAAGCAAACGTAAAGATTGCCGAAGCACGAGCAAGGGCTGAGACTGAGAAGTACAAGGCGATGGCGGCGATTGCCTCGACAGGCGATGCAGCGGCAAAAGTTGCCGCCGTGATGTCAATGGCTTTGGGTCAACCAAACCAGCAGGCACAGCAACAGATTGCACCGCCTAAGTCTGCTGCGGACACAACGCTTCAAGCCATTGCAACAATCCTGCCAAGCATCGCTCAAATTTACGGCATCAACCGCCAAGTTGCGCTCGGCATGGAGCAGGTCAGAGGTAACGTCGCCATTCAGCAGGCGGTTAGCAACGCCTCGGTAGCCAATACATCGAGCACTAACAACGCTTTTGTTGGCATTGCCAGCAAAATCCAAGCACCTCAAGCTAACGTTACGACAACGACAACCACCGATAACACGCACACGCCAACGGTTGTGAAAGTAGACCCCATCATTGTGAACCCAGAAGTCATTAAGGTCGATCCGCTGGTGGTCAACCCGCAAGTTGTTAACCCGCAAGTTGTAAACCCCGTGGTCGTAAGGCCAGAAGTGGTGCAACCCACAACGCCTAAATAATCATGTTAGGTATTCTTGATGGCGGTTTGTTTGGGTCGTTAATTGGTGGCTTGTTCAGGCTTGCGCCTGAAGTCCTTAAGTTCTTAGACAAGAAGAACGAGCGGCTGCATGAACTAAATATGTTCCGTTTACAGACAGATCTTGAGAAGCTTCGTGGCGAATTTAAGGTGGAGGAGAAGTATGTGGACTACTCCATTCAACAGCTTGATTCGATTAAAGAGGCGTTTAAAGAGCAGTCCGAAACGTCTCAAGCAGCGGGTCCGTTTGTTGCTGCTATCTCAGCGTT